GAAGAACTTGTTGAGATGTAGATATTTCTTGCGGTTTAACTATCCTGTCTAGTGGAAATGTGAGGACAGTATTAGTGTTGTTCATTTAATACAACGTAATATAATTGTGTCTTTGTTGAGGCGAGAATAAGCTTCACCTTCTTTTGTTGAAAGTTCTTGGAGTATTTTTTTCAATACAGTCTTTCCTCCGTCAAAAACCTTCTTGATTGTGTCTTGAGGTTTTCTAAGTTTCTTAGATTTTGAATTTACTTCATCAATATTTATGATTGTTGTACCTTTAATTGACATGCCATTAGGAGAAGAAGATACTAAGTGTGACAATTTGTTTGTTTTTATATTAAACAAAAAACAAACTTGGCAACCCACGATGCTATTTGGATCAGTTGAAATTAATTGTAAAGGTGCAAACTCTTTCAGATATTGAACTCTTTTGGTTAATACTGCTGCTGATTTTTGCTTCTTCTTTCTTGTAGTTTTCTTTCGTGTCGAGGTTCTGTTGTGAAAATAACGCTCGCAATCTTCTACTATTTTTGTTATAAAATTGCGATATTCTTTTAATCGTTTTGACGTGAAGCATGAATATGCTTCAACTAATTGATCATCACTTTTGTTGAGAGCCTCTTCTATTTCTTCTAAAAGCAATTGATACTTAATCAAAACTGATTTTGAGAGTATATTATTAGTCCTTAGATGAGTGTAAACGTCTAAAGTTGTATCTTTATTATTAATAAAATTATCTATTTCAATTTCAATGTCCCCGATGACACTGTTTGTTTTTTCTCTAACTCGTTGCTGTATAGTGATAACAGCAACCTTTTCAGTTTTGATTATTGGTTGAGATTCGACATTAATAATCTCGTTCAGTTTACTTTTAAATCTATCGACTATATCTTCGGGTACGTATGATTCGTTGTTCAACAACCTCGCAACGGACGCAATAGAATTAGTGGGATATTGGTATGAATTATATGTGTCTATGGACTTTTTATCATAATTATTTTTCTTCAAATATTCTTCTACCCAAACTTTTGTTTCAATCGGGGTATAAAAGTAATTGTACCAGCTCATTGCCATAGAGAATGCTGAGTTAGAGAATGAACCGGCATCCCGAAAATGCGGTTCACTTCCCAAATACATCTGGTCAAATTTTTTGCTCATGATTTGTAAGAAAATACTTTCTTTTCAAAATTGCGTGGCATATTTCTTAAAGAATTCAACATATGCTCCCATTGTTTAATTCTGATTTCCCAAGAATAAAACAGGTTTACATATGATTGTTGACCCTTTAATTTCATATCTATATCATGTCTATTATTTCTAATCAACTCAATTGCACCATCCATAACATGATAAAATTGCGTGGCATGTGAGTTATGGTTTTCTATAAAACCATACATCATTGTCCAATCACATGCGGTCTCAGGAAGAGCTGCAAAATTTGGATGAACACACAATAAACCAGCAGACATTGCCTCCATTAATGAAATACATGAAGTTTCGGGCCAAATAGAAGGATATGCCATAATATGAGATTCAGACAATTTCTTGCGAACAATAGAATTTTCTTGAAATCCATGATATGTCATATTTTCATGCGCCTCGATATCTTCAAAAAGTTTTTGGTAGGGGATATCTCTATCCCCCCACCCATAAGCATTAAAAGATGAATATACATCAAGATGTATATTCTCATGTTTTTCACATAGTTTTTTAAAAACGGGAACAAGAAGTTGCAAACCACGATGAGGAGTGGTATGATATACTAAATTAATTTTATCATAAGTTTTCTCTGTTGTTTCAATAGGCTCTATTGCATTTTTTAACACAACGGTTTTAGACCAAGGTATATTATACTTTTCAATATACCTTTGCGCTTGCCAATTAGAGACAAAAACAATTTTGTGAAATTTCTTCCACCCGTAGTTGGCAAGGTGCAAAGATTCAGGATCTTCGGGCAAATCGTGACACCAAAGAACACGAATTTTACTTTCATCCAATTCTCTTACTCTCGAAGGAATTATCTGAAAGTCTGCGAGAAATTTTTTACCCAATTTCTCGAGTAAAGCATTTTTCATTTGCTCGGTCCCGCCCTTTGCTTTCAAAGAAAGCTCGTCTTCACTGATCGGCATTTCTAATCCCCAATACTTCTATTTCTTTTTTTGTTAATTTTTTGAGAGCTGTTTTTCGGATTTTTGTCCGTTCTTTTTCTCTAGTTTCTCTTTTTTTGTGTTCTGAAACAGAGCTATCAAAAACGTGTTTCCAATTAGACTTAAAACGTTCTGCATATTTTTCGCCTTTACATAGAGGACATTTAATGGAATTTCTTAGCTTGTTGCCTTCAATTATGCAAGGAGGATCATTTGGGTCCCATATCAATCCATCACCATCACATTCAGTACAGACACATTTTCCTTCTTCATCAATAATATGATTAAAATAAAGAAAATTGTTGAAGGTTAGTTTTGATAAAGGAGCTGGGTATTTTACATTCCATGGACGATATTTCGTCATTTTAAATGCTCAACAAGTTGAGTGTACCCACCAATGAATTTACCATCTATAAAAATAGCAGGAACTGTTTTTATTTGTGGAAAATGTGTCTTAAATACTTCTCGATCTATATCACGACCAATTAATATTTCTTCAAAAGAGAGTTTTTCTCTTTTTAATAAGTCTTTAGTTTTTACACAAAAACTACAGTCATCCTTAGTATAAATTTTTATTATCATTTTTTTTCGGCTTTGGATTATATAAACCCCAATAATTTTCTGCTTTTACTCGAATGTATTTTTTATTTGTTTGATTGGAGTCCGGGTTTTCAATAGTCAACCAAGGATTTTTACCTTTGACCCAAGCATCTTGCTTGATGCAAGATTTTTCAACAACAGATCTTTCTGCTTTAATAACATTCAGTAAAGATTTTCTCACTGAATTTCTTTCGCCATTAGAAATGTATTTAGATGATGTTTTTTTAGACATGTATGTAACTCCATAATTTAAAGTCTTTGGCCCTCAATGCAGGACTCGAACCCGCATCTTCCATCCAGTTATGCACTTATCACTTAGAAGGTGACGCCAATAATTGAGGATATTATTTATTTATCAAGCCGAAGCTTGATTAGGACTGAATCTATTAAATATTTTAAGAAAATCAACACTTCAAGTAAAAGCGAAAGGGGTCCTGCGAAAATAGCAAAATATATATCAATTCTAAAAACTTCAAAATTGCGAGATCCTGTTCTTTCTGAATGATAACGTATATATGCCAAAGAGCATGAAATTAAACTACATAATACCCACCCAATAATTAATAATATATTCATTATTCAAACCTATCCAAAAATTTGCCAAATAAATCAAGTTCGCCGAAAACTGAAATTAATAATGTGGTTATAGCTATACCAAATCCTACCGGACCAAAAAATATTGTTATCTTAATCATACTTTTAATTTCATTAAAAGGAACAGCAGCTTTAGTATTTTTGGTAATTTTGTATATTGCTAAAAACAAAATCGAACCTAAAATTCCCATTAAAACCCAAGCAACCAACAAATATATTGCGGTCATTTCATGATTTCCTCAATTGCAACAGGAGTGTAATTTGTCCATTCAGCACAAACGTTAATATGTTTATCAGTAGGTGCAGGTTTTTCGTGAATGTGTCCATGAATATTTTTTGACACATTATATATAGAACATTCATGAATCGGCACATGTGTAAGAACACAATCTAATGATTTTAATACTCGCCAAACATTGATTGTCTTAAAATTCTTTGCAAAAAATTCCCAATTGTCAGTTAGATTATCATGATTACCTACAACCAGATGTTTTTTGCCTTTAAGCCTTGAAACATGTTTCCAACCCTGCCCAAAGTACACGTCACCTAAATGATAAACTGTATCATTGTCGTTTACGGTTTTGTTCCAATTTTCAATGATAGTTTCGTTCATTTCTTCCAAAGATGAAAATGGACGAATGGGGGTTACACCATCAACACCTTTAAAATTTAAGATGTTGGCGTGACCCAAATGTGTACAACAGATTGTGTAAATGTTAGGCAATTTTTAATTCCTCAAAATAATTGTTAACTCCTGCATACACATTATAAGTGTTGTTGTCAAGGGCATTCAGATCACGTTTATTCATTTCTTTAAGAAAATCTATATCCGTGATCTGAGACTTTTCCGATAAATGTGCTTCAAGATTTTTAATGTGTTGAAGAGCATAATCTCGTTCTTCATAAGCGTTTTTCAAAGTTTTTTCAAAGTCATTATATGGGTAGAAGACTTCTGGTTGAAGACAGTTCAAAGAGATCAAAGAACTATCCAATGTTCGGTTTAACAAAAAATTCTTGACAAAATCTTCAGTCAAAAGGTTCATCAAATTAACTTTAAACGACAATGACAAATCTTCATTCATTAAACGCATTTTGATTTTTTCTTGTATATTGACTGAGAAAAAATTAATCACATGTTACTAAAATTACCTAATTGATAAAAATCTATAATGGGTAAAAAAGGTGGTAATTTTATTATTGTTTGATATGTGGATATTTCATCATTAAACAAGGTTATATAAATTGATTTTTTTGTTCTTTCTGATCGCATCAAACAAGTCCTTGTTCAAACCTTTGCTTCAAATCTTCTTGTGCTCTTTTATTGATTTTTAAAGCCTTTTGGAGCTCACGTTCCTTAGCAAGGAGTTCTTTCAACTCTTTCTTGAAACCTTCTGCTTCTCCTTTGTTGAACTCAGCCTCAATTTGCTTTGCAATCGAAGCAGCAGACGCTTTTGTTTGGCCTGGTTTAATTTCAGTTACATTATCAATATCATCTGACATAATTATTGTCTTTCCTTTGTTGTTTCAATTGTTTTTGTTGTTGGTTGAATTATTTGACATGAATTAGATCCATTAGTGCCATTGTTGTAATGATTTGTCAACACTGTAGGGGAATTTTCAATAATACTTTCTCTTATTGTTGTGTTCTTGAACATCAAATTCACAATTTTCTCATATGTTTGAGCAATATTGAAGTGAACTGCAGATTCTTGATCCTTTTGATGAATGATTAACTCCCTGGATTTCAGTAAAGTTTCTCTTTTTTTCCATTCAACAATTTCAGATTCCAATGATTGTAACAAATCATCTTTATTTTCTATTTCAGCATTTAATTTATAAAGTTTGTTGTTTAAATCTACATTTTGTTCTTTTTGAACAGATACAGAATATTCAAGATCTTTAGTCTTTTTGATAATATTTTGCATTTTATCCAAAGCTTCGGG